CCAGAATCCATCTACACGGAAAACATGGCGCGCCTCATTGACCGTAAGGGCCATTGCTGGATTACCATGACTCCGATCGAGGGAATGACCTGGATCTTCGATACTGTTTACGAGAAAGGAGTTCTCGGAGACAAGAACATCAAGGTCATTGAAGTTGACATGGCGGAGAATCCCCACCTCGACCAAGTGGAGGTGGCTGAATTCCTGGACAGCCTTTCGGAGGATGAGCGCAATGCCCGTGGACACGGTAAGTTTGTGCAAATGGGTGGACTCGTCTACAAGGGCTTTTCACCCTCGATCCATGTCATTGACTCTGTTGATCCCCGGGAATTCGCGGGATCTCAGTACAAGCACTACATGTCCCTCGACCACGGATTCAACAATCCTACTGCGGTTCTTTGGCACGCCGCCGACCGTGACAATGTTGTCGTCACTTTTGACGAACATTACGAAGCTCAGCGAATCATTGACTACCACGCTACTGTCATTCACGAGCGTAATAAAGCTCACGGGCGTGAACCCGACATCAACATTTGCGATCCAGCCCTGGGTCAGCATCAGGCGGTCACTGGCACGAGCATTCAAACTGAATACGCCATTCGTGGCATCGGTTTTGCGTTCGGCAACAATGATGTCGCTACAGGAATCGCTAAGGTCAATCAGTATTTGGCCGTTGGATCAAACAATCGTCCATCCTGGTACATCACCCGTAACTGTGCTAATTTGATTCGCGAGATCCAGCGTCTTCGGTGGAAGACCTGGTCCTCGAAAAGGCAGCAGTCACAGAACAATCCCTACGACCAAATTCACAAGAAGGATGACCACGCCTGTGATTCGGCGCGATACTTCTTCAGCTTCATGCCGGAATTGAAGCAGTCCGCACCGCTCCCCGGCGAGCGATTCGTATTGCCCAAGATTGGTGGCAATTCGGCTAAGGACCCGAATAAGGTTTGGGTCGATCCGAATTTGACTCCCGAGGTAATGGGTCAGGCCAAAACCAATTGGCGCATCAACCTGAATGACGAGGGCGAGGAGGCCACGGGGAATGATCTGTCGGTACTGTAGCCATATGGCAGACCACGAACGGATCATCGTTGGTCATCCGGAATGCCGTGGTGGTACGTGGTGTGATTGCCAGCATCTACCTAGGAGGGCAAAAGTGGTTGACGTAAATCCTGCAATCTTCGACAATCCGACTCTAGGCCAGGCGGCCAACGGGACTTTCCTGGACGTGCTCACCGCGCAGCAGGACGAGAATCGCCGCGCGGCAATTGAGGGTCGCGTGCCGCGAATCCTCACGCGAGTGAATGACCACCCCAATGTCCCTGTGGACATTCGACTTCCGTCCATGGATAATGGAATTCGGTTCGCGGATGTGGAGACCCCTACGTCGCCGCCTACGCTCCCGCTACCGGACCCGGTACCCCCGGAGCCTGAGCCGGAGCCTGAGCCGCTGGTGGGCCGCTCCAGGGCCAGGAAGAAGGCGTCTGACGCGTCCGGGGGGTGCGACAAGTGAGTCTCATGGCGGGTATCGAGCTTTCCCCGAACAGTCGATTTTCCATCCACGATAATCCCAATGTCGCGCCGGGATTTTGCTGCGTCTGCAAGCATCCCGGTGGAGATGGCCGGAAATTCGTGGATTTCGGAATGCAGCTCGACTGGTTCGGTGCGGTGTATTTCTGCACCTACTGCTTTACCGAAGCTGCGCAGGCATTCGGATTCGTATCGCTGGATAAGCATGTCGAACTTCAGAATGCCCACACAGTGCTTCTCCTTGCACAGCACAATCTGGAAGCCGCCTTTGAGGAGCACAAGCATGCCTCTCGCACTCTCCTGCGTAATTGCCGGTGCGGTGACATTCTTGGCGATGTTGTCGGTAATTCTCCTGATGGCAAGGGAAATGTTCCGACAGTCAGCAAGGCAAAGTCAGATGATCGAAAGCCTGACAAAGCTGGCGGCAGCTAAAGACATTGGTGCGTATTCGGCATTGGAAGCTGGCCAGCATTCCGTAGGCTCGGTTCACATGCCGTACACCCCAATGGATGACGAGTCGGTTGCGCGTATGCTTGCGCAGCGGTACTCTGAACAAGGAATCGACCCAAACTTTGCCCTGTCTCCGGACAGTGATCCGCTTGAGGAATTCGGCGGGCGCGAGGCATTTATTTAAGAGAGGAGGTGAATGTCAACACCAAGCACGATTTCGATGGCTCCTGGAACCACGGATTCCATGGGTTCCAAGAGTGACGAGCAACAGCAGAAGAATGCCACAAACGCGAAACTGAATGACAAGGATTTCACGAATCGTGTCATCGAATGGACAAAGTCCTCGCACCTGCGCTGTCGAACTATTCGACAGCAAATTGAGCGACAGTGGTACATCAATCTCGCGTTTTACACGGGCAAGCAGAATGTTGCGGTCATTCCTATTTCGTCTGCTAGCTCTGCCGCTACAGGTGTGCGCCTTTACATTCCTCCTGCTCCTTATTATCGTGCTCGTCCTGTACTCAATCGCATTCGCCCTATCGTGCGCAATGAGCTCGCAAAGCTCACCGCGCAAAAGCCGACGGCGACGATCGTCCCATCGACGGGCGAAGATGCGGACCTAGCGGCATCGCAGGCCGGGGAACAGATCTGGGAGAGCATTTACAAGGGGAAGAAGATTCCCAGCATTTTCCGTCAGTCAATGCTCTGGGCATTGTGCACGGGAAATGGCTTCATGAAGACATACTGGGATCCCAACAAGATTGACAAAGCGGGAGCCCAGGGGGATTTCTGCTACGAGAATGTCACCCCGTTCCACCTTTTCGTGCCCGACATGCTTATGGAAGACATTGAGGATCAGCCGTACATCATTCACATTCAGACGAAGTCGCCTGAGTGGGTAAAGATGCACTACCCTGGCATTAAGGCTCAGCCGAATGTCATGGAAGCGAACGACATTCTCAATGACTCTTTCCTTCAGCTCGTCGGTGCGGGCGATTTCCGCAAGAACGCAATCCTCTGCTACGAGGTTTGGGTAAAGCCGGGCAATGTGGACTTCCTTCCGAACGGCGGAATGTACACCATCATTGGTGATACGGTCGTCCAGTTCGTCGAAGGCAATCCCTACATGCACCAGCAATACCCGTTCGTCAAGTTTGGCCACATTCCTACTGGCCGCTTCTACTTCGACTCGGTGGTCACTGACCTGATTCCCATTCAGCGCGAGTATAATCGCACGCGCGGTCAAATCATCGAGTCGAAGAACAAAATGGGTCACCCGCAATTGATGGCTGCGCAGGGTTCGATTGATGCTGCGAAAATCACCACCGAACCCGGCCAGGTCATTATGTACAAGCTGGGATTCCCCGCACCGGTCCCCCTTCCCCTCCAGAATCTGCCTTCCTACGTTATGCAGGAAATTGACCGGCTCCTCATGGATTTTGAGGACATTTCCGGTCAGCATCAGGTTTCTAAGGGTCAGGTTCCTAGTGGAGTTACTGCCGCAACGGCGATTAACTTCCTCCAGGAGCAAGACGAATCAATGTTGGCGGTGACATTTGCCAACATTGAGGAGGGATTCGAGAAGATCGGGTATCAGACGCTTTGCTACGTGAAGCAGTATTGGGATACCCCTCGGCTCGTAAAGGTTGTCGGTCGAGACGGTCAATTCAATGTCATCTCGTTCCAGGGTTCTAACCTCCGGGACAATACCGACATTCGAGTTGAGGCGGGCTCGGCATTGCCGACCTCCAAATCCGCCAAGCAGGCATTGCTCATGGACCTGATGGGTCAGGGATTCATCCCGCCCGAAAAGGGACTTGAGCTGATGGATGTCGGCGGAGTCCAGCGACTGTACGAGGAATTGCGAGTCGATTCCGCACAGGCTTCCCGTGAGAATATGCGAATGGCTGCGGTTACCCAGGATCAAATGTCTGAGTACATGATGACATTCCAGGGCATGGACCCAATGACCGGCGAGGCAATGCTCATCGATCCCAATTCGGGTGAGCCGCTCGCTGACCAGATGGGGAATCCCACCGCACCACCCCTGATTGTGCCTGTCAATTCCTTTGACAATCACCAGGCGCATATTCAACTCCACAATACCTACCGCAAATCTCAGGAGTACGAATCGCTCCCTCCTGAGACAAAGGCATTGTTCGAAGAGCATGTCAATCAGCATATGGTCGCGCTCGGTATGATGCCTGGTGCCCCCGCTCCTGGGCCCGGGCAGAATTCCGTAACGTCGGGCGGATTCGAGAGCGGTCAAGTCCCTGCTGAGGCTCTTCAGGCAATTGCTGGCGGTGGGATGGGGGGACCTGAGGAAGGTGGCGTCCCGCCCGAATCGGGTGCACCTGAATCAGGTCCCCCAGTTCCCCAGCCCGGTCCGCCTCCAATGTAGGAGTTGAAATGGCTGACCAGCTAATTGGTTCCATCGATCTGAATTTCACCGACAGCCGAAAGGCCACCTCGGTGTTTTTCTCCGGAGCCAGTGCGCAGACAAACCCCATCACGAACTACGCCGAAACCGAGGACATTGCGTCTCTGCGGACGGCCCTGAATACGTTCAGTCCCACGACCTATACGGCCACGATGCTGAACACGATGAATGTCAATGACCTGGTATTCGCCTGGCGCGCATGCCGTGGTCAGCAGGCATCCATCTCGAATTACCACCCGGCCCAGTCCCCGTAGGAGACGAAATGCCACACGGCGATGAGGCGCAGGACAAGAAGCTCATCAAGTCGATGATTAACAAGAAGATGCCTCTGGCAAATAAGAATGCCAAGGCAGGTGCCCGCCAGGATGCAATCAAGCGGCGCATGACAAAGAACGGCGACAAGCCCGGCGGCTACTAATGCCGTTCAAATCTGAATCCCAGCGGCGGTACATGTTTGCCAAGCATCCGGCAATTGCCCGCCGCTGGGTTTCCGAGGGAAAAGGAAATGTCGTGGTAGCTGGAAATCCTATTAAGGATAAGCCGGGCGTCAGTATTGCCAACAACAAGCCCATCGGCAGCGCTGGTCAGCCCCAGAATTCCGAAGCGAAGTCTGACGCAATCAGCCGTCGCATCAACAAGATTTCCCAGGACAAGGCGAAGGGCAAGAAGTAATGTCTACTCCGCTTCCGGATTTCAAGCCGGGCACCAGGATTTACGGGCAGAATGCCGCAGGCCTGAATGGCCCTGGTCACGTGTATGCCGATGGCGCGGCAAATGGCCAGAGCAATATCATCATCACCAGTGTTGCCGACGGCGCCCGCGTTGTCGTTCTGAATGCCGCTTTCGTTCCCGAGGGAACTCCTTTCACGGCGGCGACCGCTCAGTTCAAGCTGAATTTCGCTCACCCGTAATGCGGACCGAAGGACGCCACCCGTCGGTCCAGAGCGTTTGCCGGTGGTTTCATTACGACCACCTGCCCCCCGGCCTTTTCGAGGTAAGCAAGCATTGCCACGATCTGGCCGAAACGCTTTTGGCAAATCTTGAGGATGGTCCGGAGCTCACCGCTGGACTTCGCAAATTGCTGGAAGCCAAGGATTGCTTTGTACGCCAAGCTAGGGAAGATTCCGACGCGGTTGCGGGCCGGGGCTACTAGCGCTAACTTATGAATGGGTCTAGGGCCGATCCCCGGCAACGGGGTGAGGTACGGGCCGGAAAAGGGGAAAAATGGAACCATTCGATGGTGGCGAGGTACAGGGCAATGCTCCAGGGCCGAATCCTGCATGGAATGACGTTCTCAGCGTAATTCCCGCCGAGTATCACGAAAAGATCACACCGCATTTCCAGCAGTGGGATCAGTCCGCACAGCAGCGGATCGAACAGGTCAATTCCCAGGTTAAGGACTTTGAGCCTTACAAGCCATTCGTGGAACATGGAATTGACCCGAGTGAACTCGAAAACGGTCTGCGGTTGCTGTACGAAATCAACAACAATCCGCAGGGTGTGTGGGATGCGCTTGGCAAGGCTTACAACCTTGCCGGTGAATCTGGTGGCGCGGGGGCGAGTGGCGAAGACCCGGAACCGCAATACCAGGACCCGCGTTTCGGTGACCTACAGCAGGGACTGGAACTCGTCAGTCAGATTGTTCTCAACGAGCAGCAGGCAAAGGTAGCGGCGCAGGCTGACGCTGAATTGGATCGGGAGCTTTCCGATCTCAAGAACAAGCATGGCGATTACGACGAGCGCTATGTCCTTGCAATGATGCAGTCTGGAATGTCTGGTGAGCAGGCAATTCAGTCGTATCAGGGACTTCGAAACAATCTCCTCCAGAGCAATCCCCGCCCATTCGCGCCCAACGTGATGGGAAGCTCTGGCGGAGGTACGGGATACCCTTCTCAGGCAATTGACCCAACGAAGCTGTCACCGAAGGACACGCGCAATCTGGTTGCACAGATGCTCGCAGCGGAATTCGGACAGCGCTAAAGTCGGAGGCGCATGGGAGCCACGCTCACCACTGCAACCAACATCCTGAAGGAAATCTACGAGCCCCGAATTCGTGAGCAGCTCCAGAACTGGCTCAAGACTTCGAAGCGAATTGAGCAGACGTCGGAAGGCGTTACCTCCGAAGTCGGCGGAAAGTTCGTCGTATTCCCCGTGCACGTCAAGCGTAACCACGGTATTGGTGCGCGACTGGAAATGGAGCAGCTGCCGACTGCTCAGAACCAGGGATACGCGCGTGCCCAGGTTCGCCTGGCCTACGAATACGGTTCCGTGCGACTTTCGGGTCAGAGCATGGAACTCGCGCAGTCGAATTTCCAGGCATTCGCTTCGGTGCTCGACGAGGAAATTAACGGTGTCCAGCGAGACCTGGCGAAGGACATGAACCGCCAGGTTTACGGCACCTCCGTGGGTATTCTGATGACGTCGTCGGGCGTTTACGCCGTCAACACGATTCCCACTACCAATACGCAGTACATGGAAGTTGGCATGATTGTCGATGTCTATGACTCGACGGGTGTCACCCAGAAGGCTGCGGGTCGAACCGTCACAGCGGTGACGGAAAACGTTTCGATCGTCGTGGATGGTGCGGCAATTGCCACCGGTGCGGCTGGTGACATTGTCACGCGTCAGGGAAACCTGAACCGCGAGATCATCGGATTCCAGCAGATCGTCAACAATGTCGGTACGCTCTTCGACATTGACCCGACGGTCGAGCCGCTGTGGCGGTCCGAGGTAAATGCCAATGGTGGTGTGAACCGTGCGCTTTCCGAGTCTCTGATGATTCGCATGGTGGACGATGTCTACACCAACGGTGGAAACACCACGGCAATCTTCACCACGCTCGGCGTGCGGCGTTCCTACTTCAATCTCCTCGTGCAGCAGCGTCGGTACTGCGACACGAAGGATTTCGAAGGCGGATTCAAGGGTCTGGCATTCACCACGGACAACGGTGAAATTCCCGTCATCTCGGATGTGGATTGCCAGCCGAACCGCATGTACTTCATGAACGAGAAGGAACTCAAGATTTACCGGGAATCCGACTGGTCGTTCATGGACCGCGACGGTTCCAAGTGGCAGCGTGTAATCGGATACGACGCGTACGACGCGACCCTTTACAAATACTGCCAGCTCGGTACGCACCGTCGCAATTCCCACGGCATCATTCTCGACATCACGGAGAGCTGAAATGCACGACACTGTTCACTGGGTATGGCATTGCTGGTGCTGGTGCTGGCCGTGGCTGTCCGCGTAGAATAGATCGCGGGTAGTTGGATGCTGCCAAAAAGTGGCCATGGCTGACAATTGTCGCCGTGGCCACTTTTCATTGGAGGAAGAATGGCCGATAGCCTCAATGACTTGATGTACGCGTATTACCAGAGGCTTGTAACTGGAAATGCTGCACTGTCTGGCGCAATTAACGTTTCGCGTGCGGCGGTCGGTGTTGAGGCGACAAGCTCGGTAACTGGCGCCGGTTCCGTAACATCCCCCGGAGTCGCTGCAACGATTGCCCAGATCAATCCCCTTCCCGCAGGTACATGGGAAATCGAGATTGACACATTCATCCTTGGTACAACCGTCGGTGCGCTTGAATCCGATAATCTCCGACTTTCCGTTGGGGGAGTTCCCGTAGCGACAATCATCGTCCCGGTGAATGGCGCCACGGGCGGAGTGAATAACAGCAAGTTCCGGTATCGTCTTAACCAGGTTGCCCCGGCCGTAGTTGCCGTCGTAACGAACGTCGCCGGAACTGTTGGGTCAATTTACAAGTCCAGCATCGTCGCGAACAAGATTGGATTCTGAAATGCCTATCCTCTCGGGTACCGCAACGTCCTCTGGTTCCACCATCATCACAATTCCCGCTGGCGAAATCTGGCAGGGTTCGCTTTCGGTTTCCCTCGGAACCGACAACAACAACAGCTCCCTGTCGATTTCCGTATCCGGTGGTGGAACCGGCGTGAGCCCTGCGGCGGGAACTGTCCTTCTCGCCACGTGCGCAAAGGTTCCGGCGCTTGGCCTCGCGAATACCTGGGCGAATGTGAATACGTCTTACGTCCAGGCTGGCGATGCCGATGCAACGCTTGTTGCGACGTATTCCGGTAGCGGTAGCCCGGTTCTCCGTGCAAGCGCGAATGGCGCCTACTAGGAGCTAACGTGGTTGAGCCCATTTCCACCAACACAATGTTTCACCACTCGTTCAGGAATATCGGTGGTGATGACTATGCGATGAGATCATCGCTGGTGCCGGACTCCGCAACGCCATTCCCTGTCACGCAATTCCCCCTCAAAGCGAATTCCATCCTGGATACCAGGGCTGTTTTCGAACCTGCTGGGGGAACCATCCTTGCGGGATTCACGGCAGCGGAATTGCCCGCAGGGTATTACGAGGTCCACGCGACATGGGGAACTCAGAAAATCGCTGGTGGCGGTGAACCCACATTCGCCGACATCACCAATTTCGCCTCATTCGTGAATGAAGTCAAGGTCGATGACCTGGTTTCGCTGAACGGCGTTGCCGCCACGATTGACGGCTACTTCAACTTTGGTGGCTTTGATTTCAGCCTTCGCACGAAGATCGCTGGAACAGCAAATGTCTGCTACGTGGCGCTGATTGTGGCCACCCTGATTGACGACTAGGAGGAAAAATGCCGATCATCTCGGGCCATGCAACAACAAATGGCGGAACGATTATTACCATTCCTCCGGAGACATCTTGGATCGGTTCGCTTTCCATGGCGGCCCGAGTAGTTCCGTCATCATCTCAGCCATACGTCGAGGTATTCGATGCTGGTGGAAATGTGCAGCCGCCTAGCGGGACAAGGCTTATGGCGGTTGCACTTTCAGCTCAGATTAGCGCCTCCAGCTCGAACATTTCCCCGGTGTATGTTGAAACTGGCGCTACTTCGGCAGTTCTTCGACTTCAATTCGATACCGCAACTGCGGTAACGGCAACCGCGAATGGCTATGGATCGTGAGTAAGCTCGACAGCAAGCTCTTCAATGGGAATTTCTATTTCCCTGACGAAAACGGCAATTTCGTCTCTGAGAAGCAGCGCAGAATTGCCGAAATCCTCCACGATTACGACCCGAATTTGCAATTGCAGTGGATCCCGCCCGGCCAGCGGAGCGCCGACGATGTGGCGTTCCGGGTGGTCCACATGGCCCCGGGAAGGGCCCCGTACCTCGTTCTGACGGCCTCTGAGCTGGACGAGAGGCTCCTAGCCCGGGTCTTCGCCGCAGACCAGCAGAGGGCCACACAGAGCCCCCTGTCATTCGTGGACAATTACAATGCGGCATTGGAATTGTCTCGGGCAAAGGAGGCTGAGGAGGCGCGAATGAATGATCACGATTTGGCCGCGTCGATCATTCGCAACAGGAAGTCGCATTACCGTCACGGGGGTATTGACTATGAACGTGACCGACGTCGTTAATCGCGTCAAGCGAATCTTCGGTGATGAAGGCGGAGTTCAGATTACCGACCTGGATCTGGTGCGTTGGATTAACGACGCCCAGGTCCAAATTGGCATTGCCAATGAGGGTCTTCTGGAAACTACCGCCACGGCGAACATTGTTCAGGGGCAGGCGGAATACGATGTCCCCACTGACATGTCGGTTCTGCGATCCTTGGCGTACAAGGGATTTCGAATCAAGTACATGTCGTTCGCCGAATTCAACGAGTACATTGACGGATTCGACGCAGCCCCTGGCATTGGTCCGTACGGCCCTGGAATTCCCGAAATCTTCATGGTGTGGAACAATAAGATCACGGTATTCCCCAAGCCGAATGAGAGCGTTACCAACGGGCTGAAAATCTACTATGTCCGTCAGCCTACGGTGGTAACAAGTCTCGGCGACAATCTGACGGTCCCCATCCAGTACCACAACGCGGTCGTGGATTACTGCCTCACGCAGGCGTACGAGCTGGATGAGGATTTGCAGAAAGCCTCGTACAACAAGGGCAAATTCGACGAGACGATGATGAAATTGCAGGACCGCAACAAGTGGACCTCGCAGGAATACTACCCGCGAATTACCACTCTTCCCGAGGATGAGAATTACGGAAACTACGGCTACTGGGGTGGTTACTTCTAATGCCGATGAACACCGGTACTGCGGTACGCGAATTGAAGATTGGTCCGTATGCCGGTGGCATCAACCAGTATTCGGACATTTCCGCAATTGCTGATGACGAAATGGTGGACTGCACCAATTTCGACATTGACCTCGACGGTTCGCTGAAATCCCGTCCCCCCTGGCGCTTGCTGGATGGGACATTCAATACCACGGCAGCAGGCAGCGTACCCCCGGTTTCGTACCAGACAATCCTTTTGACCGGTACGTACAATGCAATTCGCTTCATCATCATTCAGACGAATCACACTGGCGTGGATGGGGTGTACGTCTATTACCTCGACGGTGGAAGCGCTGGAACTCTGAACCTGATTGCCGCAGGGGATTACAGCACAGCCGTCAGGTACAATGACGACGTGTTCATTACCCCCGCCCTGTCGGCGGGATTGTCCCTCGGTACGGGTCAGCGACACAATCTCGTCACAGCAGTGAATACCCCGATCGCGAACATGCCTCGGGGCTATTCCTCGACGGTCTACAAGGAGCGGATGTGGATTACGGGACGACGGACTTCCCCGACGCCGTCCCGTCTCTTCTTTTCCGCTCTGGCAGATTTCACGTCATGGCCTGGATCGAATTTCTTCGACATCAATCCCGGCGATGGTGATGCTGCGCAGGATTTGGCTGTCTACCAAGACAACCTGATGGTATTCAAGGATGGCGCCACATACGTCCTGTCTTACGACAGCAATGTCGCTCAGGCGGTATTGCAGGTAGTGAATACAGACGTCGGTGTTGTCGGTCCCCGGTGCGTTGCAGCCTACGAAAATTCAATCTTCCTGCTGCAATACAACAAAGTCTTCGAAATGGTGAATTACGACTTCACCCGAGTGAGTGTCAAGATTCCCTTCGAATACGATGACACCACACCGGGAACTGTCGAAGGTCAGGCATGGCAATTCAAGACCTGGCTGCGACTTTGTGGTGACCGAATTGTCGTCAGATTCTTCAATCGCCTGTACGTGTATCACCTGCGCCTGCGCGCATGGACGCGATGGGTTTCCGAGGACATCAACATTCAGGGCCTCGGCCCGATTGTCGAACTCGACAAGACGAATACCCAGACCGATATGAAGCTCGGCCACGATCGCTATGTCGCCACGTCGAGCCTCCTGAAGAATACCGACAACGCGGGAAATGGCACCCTCGGTAACTGGCGTCGGTATTTCAAGATGTTCATCATGGATGACCTGTACGAAGCGACATTCACCGAGAACGGGAATCTCACACCGCCAGTCACTCCGGTGGACATCAAATGTTCGTTGACCACAAAGACATACGACATTGGACTGTCCCACCGATTCAAGCGCCTCATGCATTGGGGTGTGGATACAATCACTGGGCGAACAATCACGGGAACGATCTTCCCGTTCAGTATCGCTTACAGCGTAACCTGGACTCAGCTACACGCTTACCAGTGGAGTGAGCTGAATACCTGGTCGTATCCACTGTTCGTAATTCCATCCACCTCACAGACCCAACCGGTCGGTGCAGGATTGTCCCGCAGGTACATCAGATTCCCAAAGAGTCTGCGATTCCGACTGGTGCAATTCAAGGTGGACATGCTGACGCTGGGAAATACGTCTGACGGTCCGGCGAGAATCTACAGCGTCACAGCATTCATCGGTGGAAAGCAGCTCACACCTCTGGCGGTGAACTAATGCCCGCAAGCATCGTCGATCTCTTCGGAAATAAGCCGGTCCCCAATCCTCCCCCCGGCATGCGTGGGTTCAATTCCTACGCAGCAGGGAACAAGTATTACGGTGGTGGCCGGAATTTCCCCAACATGGGCCCCGTTTCGGGAACTGGCATGCAGGGGTATGCTAGGCGTGACAATGAAGGTAAAGCGCGCAAAGACGCAATCATGCGACGCATGAAGGGCCAGATGTCCGGCAATCCGTCAAATGCCAATGTCGCCGGAAGCAGCTTTCCTGGAGTGTTCTGATGGCATACAAAATCAAGTACGGCGACACGCTAGGCGGAATTGCCAAGAGGTACGGCACATCGGTAAGCGCTCTCGCCAAAGCCAACAAGATCGGAAACCCCAACCGAATCATTGCCGGTAGGACGCTGAACATCCCTACGGCGAAAAAGCCCACGGTCAAGGCCCCGGCAAAAGCCCCGGCGAAGCCTCAGGTTTCCGAGCTGGATAAGTGGCTTGCGGGTGATACCACATATCAGCAGCAGCTTGCGGAATTCAATCGCTCCAAGGCTGAATATGAAGCTCAGAATACGCGGCAGACTGGAATTACCAATCGTGACTACGCAGAAAGCCAGCGAAATCTGGATCTCCAGGGCGAAAGGGATCGTGCCAACCAGCAAGAAGATTTTGCTGGCCGTGGGATTCTTCGGTCTGGTGTTTTTGCTAAGTCACTTGGTGATTACAACACTGACTTCAACCAGCGGCTAAAGGCTTTGACGACTGGTAAGAGTGATGTGATCGGTGATTTGCAGGCGCAGAAGACCAATTTCATGCGCCAGCTTGAACTTGAGCAGAATGCTGCAAAGCAGGATGCAATTCGACGACGTGCCCAGAAATTGGGGATCTGATGGCCAGGAAAACGATGGGAGGGCCGGTCCCTCCGGGTGCAACCACCTATCACACCAAGACGGTTGAGGCTAAGCAGAAAGCCGCCAAGGCCGCTGCCGACAAGGTCGCTGGCGGTGGAATTGGTAGCGTCTTCGACTTCCTCGGCGGCCTCGGCACGAGCATTGCCGAGACAATTGAGCGTCAGGCGAATGCCCAGAAGGCTGCCGCCCAGAAGGCGAGCCCCGCCCCGGCCCCTGTGAATCCCATCGATCGACTGATGCAGGACTTCAATTCCCAGTATCAATCCATTAATGTCACGCCGACCCCAATTGAGCAGCTCCGGGCAATGGCGGAGCAGCAGGTCGGTGCGCAGTTTGACCCGATGATTGCTATGCTGAAATCGCAGATGGGTCAGAAAACCGAAAGGGCTAATCGCGGCGCCGGTGAAGCTCGGGAAATGTACGGCGCCCTGAGCAAGGATTTTCTCAACCAGATTCCCCAGATGACGCAGCAATTCGCGGCGGAAGATGCTGAAACCAACCGGCGATATGACAGCGCTCAGCAGCAATTGCAGCAGCAGTATCAGGGTCAGCAGCAGCAGCAGAATGCCCTACTTCGTCAGCTTGGAATTCAGGCCGCCGCTCCTGATGCTTCCCAGAGGTCCATGGAGGACCAGTCCTATTTCCAGGGACAAATGGAAACGGACCAGCAGCAGGCGCTCAATGCGATGAATCAGCAGCAAATGGCTGCGCAGAATTACCAGCGGAATTTGGGTGATACCACTCGGGTTGCTGGCGAGAATACCGCTCAGGACATTGGTCGCATGCTTGAGGAATACCTCGATCAGGCGAATCAGCAGATGGGTGGATTGCAGGCGCAGCGGGGGAGTGCCCTGAGTTCCCTGCTTCAGCAAATGCAGACCCAGTCCGCAGATCGCGCGGCAAAGGAAGAGCAGCAGCAATTCGAGAATCTGCTCAACATGAGTCGATTCCAGCTTGATGCGGCAAAGGCTGCGCAGCAGGCTTCTGGAAGTCCCCAGGACATGCTCTTCAAGGGCACCACGGGATTGAGCGGGGCGCAGAATTTCCTCGGTCAGCAGTACCAAAGTTCGCCCATTAAGGCGTCGGGAATCATGGAGCAGCTGAATGCTGTTCTGGCGAATCCCGACGTGGTTCGAGGAAAGTTCGAGCTCTCACCTGGGGATCCCGCACTCGGAAAGGCGCCGACGTACTCCGATGTCGGGCAGGAAATGATGATGGACCTTCTCCGTTCGCAGATGGAAAAGGCGAATCAGCAGGAGCCTGGTCGATACCAGAGCGGCGACATCAACAATGCCATCAACGCACTTTTGGCGTACATGGGTAAGCTGAGGTAACCGATGCGAAAGTTCCGACCGCTTGATTTGAGCTTTGTAGCTGCCGCAGGCTCTCCCGAGCGCGAGAGCATTCGCAATGTAGCGGCAATGATCAATGCAAATGCCGGTTGGGAGCAGCCGTCAAATGCCATGCTCGCCGAATTCAAGCTCATGCAGGAAGCGGAGAAGAAGGAAGCGGCAAAGCATAAGCCCACTTTCATCAGTGGGCTTTTCGACTTGCTCTCAACGCCCCTCTATGGTCTTGCCAATTCGCTTGACGAGTCAATTGCCGGTCACCAGAAGGAGAGCAATGACTCCATCCTGGAAGACGCTGCGAAAATGTACGGTGGATCGTTCACGGGAATGTACCGTGGACTGAAAGCCGGTCTTCGCGGTGCCAGCTCAATGCTGGACGTCCTGCCCGGCGTGGACATTGACGACGAATGGCAGATGAACCCCGAGGACAAAACCCGCATCGGTGATGTGAATGTCCGCCTGGCCTCGAAGATGTCCACAAAGGAAGCGGCGAAGCCTGAGAATTGGGAAGAGGCTAAAGCCAACATCAGGAAGGAGAAGTCTGAACTCGACTTCTCCCCCATGCTCCAGGATTTCTTCTATCCCGACATTGAAGGTCCGGAAGGCCAGAAGGAATTCCTGAAGCGAATGAAGCTTCTCGGCCTGGGCGAGGACATTCTCTCCGATCCCCTGAACCTCGTCAGCTTTGGTGGTAAAAGTGCCGTCACTGGAGCGAAAGCCGCAACCGAAGGTCTGGAAGCAGCCCGAACTTCCCGGCTTGCCGAAGGAATTCCTGCTGGCCTCAAAACGGGTGCCGGTGAGACATTCAAGAGTGGTCAGAAGTTCACTCCTCCGCCTGTTGGGATTGAGACTTCGGCGATTCCTGAGGGGGCAATTCCCGAAGCAATCCCTTCGGCGGCCGCCAAGCCATCGGCGCTCCAGCCCGAAATTGCCGGTGGAGTAATTCCCAAGGCTCAGGAATTCAAGAATCTCCTGACAGCTGTCAAAAAGCCTGGGACGTCAAAGACCGAGCTGGCAATTGACAAAATCACCCAGAAGAAGATGGTCACCGAGATTGCACGAATTGCCGGTACCGGGCAGCCTGGGTGGATTTACAAGGCAGCTGAGGTATTGCAGCGACATGGGGGAGTGGACTTCACGAACACTTCCCGCGCTCTCGACATGCTGCACAAAATGTCCAAGGCCAAGGGAATTAGGCACGACCCCGCCAAGGTCGCCTCGATCATTGCTCCGCGCCTCACGCAGGATGTTACTCGTAACGCAGCCCCCAAGGTGGAAGCTGCTGAGCGAATCATCAATACCACGAATCCTGCGGACATCATCATCGCTCCGGCGAAAGCTAAGCTTCGCCCTGCCCAGGCAAAGGTCGCCAATGACGTAATTCACAAGTTCCAGAACCAGATCATTGGCGTGGCGAAAGCCCCTGGAACTGGTGAATTGCTGACAGCGGCAATTGCGCGTGGACAGAATGCCCGCTGGTCTGGCCCCCAGCAGGTGCGAATGTGGAACCAGATCAATACCTCACTGACCAAGATTCCGCCGAAGTACCGGTACGACGTCGCGACGAAAATTCTCCAGCATGTCGAGGATTACTTTCTCTCAAGGGGAGTTGTCCCGTACAGCGGGAAGAAGATTGCGAATTCCGTTGAGGGCCTGCGACTCAGTCAGGTCGCATTGGCAATTGGCCCGAAGGCGCTTGCCGACAATCCTCAGTTGGTAACTCGCATCCTGGAAGGTGAACCCAAGGCTCTAGCGACATTGAGTCGCGAGCAGGTTCAGGCAATTGAATTGCTCAAGGCTTCCGAAGCGACTGCATCCGCTCCGGCAGTTCAGGCTGGAATTAGCGCTGGTAAGAAATCTGCTTTCGATGTAATGTCGAAGGTGCAATCCGCTGGTCGCATGCAGGATGAATTGCGCGCCTCCGTCAAGGAAGGCACGGAAACCGCCACCGCTGCTGGCGCAGGTCCTGTCGCGGCCAAGGTGACAGAGGATTACCTGCGTAGGGTAATTCAGAATCCCGCAGGTCTCAGCGGTGTCTACAGTGCGAATAGCCTGAAGACGAATGGCTGGCTTGCTGGGGCTACGCGGGGAATTGCCAAGAATCCCCCGGACAAGCAATTCCTCACTCATGTCACCAAGGCTGCATATACCGCTGCCCAGCTTCCGCCCCCTGCTGTCCTCGGCGGAATTGCAGGAGCAGGAGCCCGGGTCCGCGAGGGATTTGGTGCACTGTTCAATGCCGCGTACGGGGTAAAGGACATGTACCCGATTTTTCTTCGGGAGCAGTCCAGTGCATTGAGCACCGCAGCTCGGCGGGCGAAATATCTCAACCAGATCGGTAGGGAATTCAGTCCTAAGGATGCTGGCCTATGGCACGAGGCGTTTCGGGCTGCACAGGCGGACGGACTTACTGCTGGACGCGTTTCCGAGCTGCAAGCCCACATTGCCAAAACTATGGAAAACCTCTTTGGTGGCACCGGATTGCGCGCGAATGCTGTTGCCGATAGCACGGTGGTCGGGCGTAGTCGAATTGCTATGGATGAACTGAACGAAAGTCTCCGACGCTTCGGCCTCGGGGAATACCAGTTCATCAACAAGAAGAAGGTTAAGGACGCCCTGGGGAATAAGCGCGATTTCTCGAAGGGCGCGGATTGGCTTCGATCCTGGGAAGTCTGGGATGTCAAAAAGCCCTACGAATTCCTGCACAAGGTTCAGCAGGCCGTGGAGCACACAGTTCGCCAGAAGACAATGATGGATGAGATCGCTGCACGATTCGGCTCGCCCAAGAAGTTTGGGGATGTCAGGTACGGAATTGACCACCCTCGACTTCAGGGATTCTACTTCAACAAAGAAGCGGCTCAGCAGGGACAGCAATTCATCAAAATCCTCAACGAGATCAATACGCCTTCACCGAAGGTATTGCAGCACATCGACCATGTCATTTCCAAAATCAAGGCAGCGCTGACAATCTACATTCCCTCCCACCACTGGACGAATGTCATCGGTGACACGACATTCAACTGGATGGCTGGGGTGAACAATCCCCATCGCTACACCCAGGCGTCTCGTGTGATGCTTTCCCAGAAGGGGAGGTATGGGGACATTGGGTCATTCCAGAAGGGCGTTGCTGGACCCGACGCACTGAAGCAGGCTATTGCTCGTGGGGTGATTGGTACCGACACCCTGCAAGCCGCCGGGTTGGAAGTGCACGCGGCTGGCAATAGCGTTATTGGTAAAATGCGTAACGGTACGCCCCTGACGGCAGATATGATTTACGCTTCAGCTATGCGCGAGGGAATTCTACCCAGCGCTCGCGTACTTGAGGAAGTCGCCACCGAGACCAGCGGAATTCTTGACAAGTTCCGTCCCCTCGGCGGCAAGGGTCAGGAATTCGTTCACCAGGTTTCTGAGGTACGCGACCATGTCCCGCGTCTTGCGCAATACATCGATGGACTTTTGAAGCATGGTGGAAGCTTCGAAAAGGCGGCGGAAAGTTCTGCTGCGGCTGTGAGGAAATGGCATCCCGATGGCCTGGCTCTCACCAAATTCGAGCGCCAGGTAATGAAGCGGATTTTCCCCTTCTACAGCTGGACCCGGAAGGCAATTCCCCTGGCTGTCGAAGCTGCAATGGTCGCAGGTCCGAAGGTCATGGCATATCCTCGCCTAATGGAATTGATCGCTACGGCGAATGACGTTCCCGGCGAAGGTGGCGGTACTGGCGGAATGTTCCCCGAAGACCAAATGTTCCCTGACTGGATTCGCGAACGCGGCATCGGCCCAATTTCCGGTGAACCTGGAAGTTACCGAGTGGTCAATCCCTCGACGCCTGTTCTCGACATCATGACAATGCTCGGAAAGCCTGGCGGCACGGCATTGGACATGCTGAATCCCCTGGTGAAGGTGCCGACCGAATTGGCGCAGGGTGCTACACTTGGCAAGCAAGTTCCAATCGAGAATGAAGCGGATTACCTTGCCAGGCAGATTCCCGGAATTAGCCACGCTGGCCGCGTGAGCGGGTATTACGGAACCAGTAAGAGTGTTGCCGAAAGCGACGAGCAGAAGCTCATGAACCTCATCAACATGCTGACCGGCGCCAAGGCTACACAGACGGGAATCTACCAGAAGAGCGCCCAATTCGATCTGAGGGATTACCTCACGCAAAAGGCAAAGGCCGCTAGGGAGTAGCCATGCCAACGCAATTCAACGATTTCATGAGTCGCCTGGGAATTAACAAACCCAAGGCGGACAAGGCTGGCCCTGGCTTTAATTACAAGCCGTTCATTGTGCAGCAGGGCCAGCCCACCCCCGGTGAAACCATGGGAAATCGCATCGGCGAGCGCAAAGCTGCGGGTGCTGACATTTTCCAGGCCAATCGCCAGGCGCAGACGAATCGCGTAGCAACCGACATTGCTGGAAAGTCCGCGTTCAATATTCCAATGGACGAATTCGGCCAAGTCAAGAAAGAGCTGACTAGCTTTCAGCAACCTTTTCAGCGTCAGGTAAAAGCCACTGGTCAGCGCGGTAAATTGGCACTCCAGACAGAGGAGGCCAAGACCGCGTGGCAGGCAGCGAAAACAGCACAGGACCTAGGGCAATTCAGCTTCACAGGCACAATCTCCGGGAATGGCACCGACATTCCCGGGGCGTCCGCCAATAACCCTGGAGCCAAAGCCGTCAGCCTGGCAATGAAGGCATTGGCGAATAAGACCCCTTACGTGTGGGGTGGCAATTCCTTGAACACTGGGGTGGACTGCTCCGCACTGGTGCAGCAGGTCTACAGGCAATTGGGCATTTCGGTACCAAGGACAACGTATGAGCAGGCAAAGAATGGCAAGCAGGTTAGCCTTAACGCTCTGCGTCCTGGCGATTTGGTGTTCTACCGTCCCGAAAGTCGCGGACCTGGCCATGTCGCAATCTACAGCGGCAACGGGAAAGTCGTCCACGCTGCTAACACCAAACTTGGCATCATCACCTCAAATCTCAGTCACAGCAATGGCCCGCCGCTCATGGCAATTCGACCCTACTAGGGGGGATTGTGGCAGTCTCCTTCAAGCCCTCGGAACCCTTGAACAATTTCCTGAACGAGATTTCTGCGATTGGGAATCGTGGGCAATACAACGAGCCCATGAAACTGCCCAAGCCGAAGGCGCCTACGGCCCTGAGAGGCTTCGAGGGGCTGCCTGCGGGCATGGGTCCCACCACGACCGTTACCGGCGGTACAGGTGCCTTCCCGGCCGTCCCTGGGGACCTTGGGCGGCTCATGCGCGCCATCGGTGGCCAGGAGTCAGGTAACAACTACGCGGCCGTAAATCGGCATTCCGGCGCCATGGGTAAATACCAAATCATGCCCAGCAACATTCAGGGCACCGGTAGGGGTTGGGATTACGAGGCCCTGGGTAGGGATATCACGACCCAGCAATTCATGAACTCACCCCAATTGCAGGAGCAGATCGCGCAGTACAAGCTCGGGCAATACCTCAAGTCACGCGGAATGGCCGGTGCGGCAGCGACTTGGTACGGTGGTGACAAGGGATACAGGAACATGTATTCCAAGACACCGCACGGTCAATACCCCAGCATGTACGATTACGTCATGTCGGTAATCAACCGGGCTGGCTAATTCAGGCCACTTGCGCAGCGGTTTCGGGGATGGTATTCTGAACCATTTTCTCTCATCCCCGGAATTGCTCCTTTAGGGCTAATCTGTACCGCCGAACGGATTACTCGGGCGTGGCGCCTTGTCAACCACCTCCGCGTGGTTGACAATGGTTGACATGGGAATCGACGATTCGCAGTTCACGTGGCAGAATCGAGCAGCCTGCCGCGACGTACCGTCATTCGTGTTCTACCCCGACGAGATTCTTTCCCTCGAAGAGGTGGATCCTGCGTACGCGAAAATCTCCTATCGGGATTTCTGCGATACGTGTCCCGTTCGGTATCTCTGCCTCGAATTCGCCGTGTTGCACGACATGGTGGGAATCTGGGGTGGGACCACAGAGAATGAGCGCAAGAAGCGCTTCTGTACCGGAGAAAGGTACGAGATGCGGAATTACAAAGAGGAATGTGGTAGTTATCAACCGCTGTACGGACATAGCTGAAACGCAAAAAGGC